TGCATACCCATGTTACCTCCTCTATCGCCCCCGAATATTGACGAGGCAGGTATCTGTAACTGATACACCTCATCGGGTTTATCCCCAAATACAACTGCTAGTCGTTGTGAGAACCGACAAGCCCTACCCCCATAAGAACCTGAACCTCTAATATTCTGAGGGCAGTCCATACAACGCATAGCTTGCCGTTGATCTTGGGGTACTTCATTATCTGGTAACTGTGTGTCAGGTGACCAACACGTAGGTACCGCAACCCTGTTAGGGTCGTACGCATCGCCATAGTAAGCGCGAGATACTGAGGCGGCATTAACTACCACCACATCTATAGAGTTTGAATCCGCAGTGCTAACCTCAGTGCCGTCAACTACAAAGTGAAACTTGCCACCACGTATGCTTATTCGACGTTGAGAGTTATCACTACTCATCATTATCTAAGTCTAGTTCTAGCTGTTCATACAATGTATCAGGCTTTTCTACAACCTCTGCCTTAGACGCTCCAACTAGAGCACCTTCAACATCAGCTACGTTAAAGCGGTAAGTGTTACCTACTTTTATGTATGTGTTCGGGGGAATCTTACCCTGCCTTACCCAAGCACGGATGGTAGATAGGGACACAGTGAAGTGTTTAGCTACCTGTTCTATTGGTACAAATGGTACGAGCATTATTTTCTCCTTACTGATATTACGTATTCTGAATCTACATTAAGACCTTTAGGTACAAGGTCGGGGTTCTCTTCTAGAAACTGTTTCATGTTCGTTTGGTTGAGTCGCTTATCAAGTAACTCAGGCGCTCCATGCTCTAATACAAATTCATGCATGTTGCTCCAATCGCTAGTCCAATACCTAGTCTTGGCAGACCTATAAAACAATCCTTCTGAAGACTTAACACTATCAACACCCTGTTCTTTACAGTATTCAAGTAACGCTCTCTTGACCTTATCTATCTGCTCAGACAGTTTGCTATCTTCTTCTTTAAATGCCGCTGAAAGTTCTGAACGTCTATCCTTAATCTTCAAGTAGATCTTGGTTAACTGTTCAGCAGTGGACTTAACTTCCTCACTCATCGCACGCTCCTTTAGTAACGGGAAGTTAACTTTAGTGGGTTATTGTACCCTAGTCAAGTATTTCTTTATAAAGATCAATCATTTTTGTGTGTATGTTTATTCTATTGTCTAATAATGAGTAAACACGTTTCTCTGCGTGGGAACCTTGGAGCTGCACGACGGTACATTTATGATCTTGTCCTGACCTGTGTACACGAGCGTTAGCTTGGGCATATGTTTCTAGTGAACTTGTCGGTGCCCACCACACTACTGTGTTAGCCGCAGTCAATGTAACTCCATGAGCCGCTGACTGTGGTTGTATCACCAGTACCTTGGGATCGTCTTGTTCTTGGAACCGTTTAAATATATCAGTTCGCCTTGGCGCAGACACATCGCCACGTATCACTTCGGTTGCTATACCATCTGCGCGTAGCTTACTGGTTAGCATATCAATGGTGTGCTTAAACGGTACGAACACTAATACTTTCTTACTAGACTCGTCTATGACTTCTCTTAACACCTTATAGCGTGGGGATATATCAAACTCTAACGAGTCTCCATTGTCTGTGTACACTGCCCCTGCTGATATTTGTAGTAGTTTGTTCATGCTTACTGCGGCATTAGCGGCTGTTATTTGTTCTCCTGCCGCTTGCATTACCATCTTATCTTTTAATTCTTTGTAGTACTTTAACTGCTGTCGAGTGAGAGGTACCTCTCGCTTCACATATACCATAGGCGGTAAGTCCAAACATTCTTCTTTGGTAAATCGTATGGCAGGTTGTAGTACCCTATGCACTGTGTTCGTAGCATCTTCTTTAGGTACCCACTTAAAGTTAGTTACCTTACACATGACTTGATCGCGGAAAGAACCAAAGAACCTAGGCACTCCATTGGGGTTAACAAGTTTAGCTATGCCGTATGCATCGGTAGGACTCTGTGCCGCAGGGGTACCTGTCATCATCCATAGCCATGTACTTGGCCCGACTAACTTAGCTAGGGTCTTCCATCGTTTAGTCTGTGGATTCTTATAGTGAGTGGCTTCATCTACTATTATTAAGTCAAACCCTCCGTTAGCTACTGCGTCTTCTACTATCTCTACCCCGTCATAATTTATTATCACGTACTCAGCATCGCCCCCGATTATCTTAGTACGTTTAGCTTTTGATCCGTACGCTACGTCAACCTTGCGGTGCATAGCAAAGCTAAACAAATCATTTCTCCATGCCGAATCCATAATAGATAGGGGGCATACAACTAACACGCGGTTAATAGCACCTTGCTTTAGTAAGTAATCGGATGCCCATATAGCGGATGCTGTCTTACCTGTACCCTGCTCGTTAAAGCAGAACGACTTGCGGTTAAGTGTTAGGAAACTGGCGGTAACTTTTTGATGATCGAACGGTGTGTATTTACCTGTCCACTTGTAGTTAGATTCTATAGGGGAGGGAGCATTGATCTTCATGTTCCGCAACACCTGTGTTTCTTCTAATCCCCAGTTAACAAGTACTTGGTTGTTTGGTAGTTCTCTACTCTTAGGTATCACTGAGGTAACCTTTGCAGGGTTACGTAGTGTAAGCAGTAACGCCTTGTTATCTACTATCTTCATTTGTTTCTCCGATGCCGAATAGCATGAAGTGGGTGTCCACGTCACGCGAAAAAGTTAATGGCCTTGCTTCGTTCACAGATAAGGCTAGGTCTGAACATGGGTTAACATAACAAACCCTGAACTACCTTAATTTTATACCGTTTGAATAAAGCCAAAAGGGGGCTACGGTATTATTTAAAGACGCATCAGGGTAAGCGTCTACACCATCATTTCTTTTTCTTGTAGTTCCTACTACGGTTAGCGGCTCTACTCTCTACCGTCACTCCGTCTTTGTTACTACCACCTTTACTTAATGCTTTCTTATGGCTAACGTCTTTACCCTCACGCTTGTCGGCTTTGCCGTTCTTGTTAGCGTCTTTACCTTCCTTATCCATCTTACGTCTAGCACGTTGTCTTTCCATACGCCGTTCATGTTCCTTACTACCAACAGGGGCGTTCTTTTGTTTCTTGCGATCTGCTTTATTCTTGTATGGCATTAGTTTCTCCCATTGTGCACACACTCTGTCACTATGCAGTGACGTTTACATAGCCCACTCTGGTGTGCGTTCCACACGTTATTCTTGAAGGCTTGCTCCATACGGCTGTAGTCTGCTAACCATTTAGTCCATAGCTTAGACTCATCTTCTCTGCTGTAACTATTTTTTACTAGCTCGTTACATACTACAAACACTAGGCCACCCCTGACGTACTCTACTTCGGGCATATGTTTGAACACTGCTAAGGCCATTAACTCTAGCTGACCTTTATCAGCGTACCTAGTATTCTTACTTGTCTTATAGTCTACTACATAAGCTGTTTTGGTGCGTTTGTTTAGTATTATTAAGTCTGCTATACCTCTCCACCACACAGCATCATCAAAGAATCCACAAGGCTCAAGGTTCTCAGTAAGACCCATCTTCATCTCGCATATCTTATCTCCCTCCTTGGTGTTGAGTACATCCAACACATCTTTGCAGTACCCATACTTCTCAGGTAGTGGAGTCCCATCTCTTATATATTCTTCTGCGGCTAAGTGTACAGCAGTCCCATACAACATAGCCTCTGTCTCAGGTTCCTTGTAGTCCTTTGACACCTTTAGGTGATAGAACTTCTTAGGACACTGCTCGAATGATTTGATCTTTGAGAACGACCACGGTGCAATACTCAATGTACTGTACCTTTAGTTATCATGTCGGACACAACTATTAATTCTTCTATTAATGTATGTAGCTCGTCAGGGTTTAACGCTATGCAATCTTTATGCTCGTAAGACCCCTCTACTTCACATTGCTCTATAAGTACTATGGGCTTACCTTTACCGTCTTCGCCTAGCACAACACATAAGTAGTCACCTATAGTCTCAGTGGTAGCCTCTTTCTTGTCACGCTTAAACTTGTTCATGTCTGTTACCTTACCCATTATCCGGCTGCCTCTCCGTAAGATTTACCATTGTCTGACTCACACGTAATAGGTAAGCCCTCTGCCCACGATGGGGTGGTACTCATGCAACCCTCAATAAAAGCGGTCGCTTCTTTCAATTCATTCTCAGGTACACAGCATACTACAGAATCGTGTACAGTCAGTGCTACCTTATACTTCTTAGCAATCGCTAACATCTGGTCACCAATTATACACCTAGCTATCGCTTGGCATACGTTCTCCGTAACCTTACCACCGTATATCCTAGTGCGTCCGCGCCTAGTCTTGTAGCTAAACTCTGGGCCACGCACACCCTGCTCATACCCTAAGTCGTCATAACGCATGACTAGCCCTGAGGGTAATAGTATTCCCATACCCGACTGCGTTTCGACAGAGCGAACGATTCCATTCGGGCCTAGGCTCACAGCAGTACCGCGAGACATCTCAACTAACATGTTCTGACAGTCACGCCATAAGGTGTTAATCTTCCAGTTAGCATCTCGGTATATACTGACTACCCTACGTGCTTCTTCGGCTTCCATAAAGGTACCGAATGATAGTAGTTGTTCAGCAAACCTAATCGCACCCATGCCGTACCCACAACCTAAGATAGTAGTCTTACCTACAAACCGTTGTGCCTTGGTAACTTGTTCTTCGGGTATACCGTATATGACAGCGGCCATTTTTATGTAAACGTCTTCACCGTTGGCGAATGCTGATACCAGATCCTCTTGCCCTGCAAGCCATGCTAGTACACGCGCTTCAATCTGAGAGGAGTCACAGTCAATCATCACGTAGCCTTCGGGGGCAAGCATACTGTTCTTTAACTTCTTACCATTCACACCACGGCTAGGTAAGTTCTGAATGTTAATCTTATCATCACCTCCCCACCTACCTGTATGCGCGGCATAGTACCTAATGGGTACGGGCATAAGCCCACGCTTGGCTATACCTATAAACCTCTCAGTGCGTGACTCTTCTAGCGTACTCTTAGTACCTAGGCGTGACATCACTAACGCTTGTACACGCACATCTTTATGGTCGGCTAACGCCTTGAACCCTTCATCGTTCTTAGCGAATGCATAGGTCTGTTTACCCGTAGTAAGGCTTAACTTCATAGGGGGATTTACACCCAAGTCTCTTAGTATGTCTGCGAACTTGGGGTTACTCATAAGGTCTTTCTTTGTCACACCTGACGCTGTTATAAGGTCTTCCTTTATCTGCTTGGTATCTTCTAGGTGGTGCTCTAGTAGTCCCAAGTCCAACTCCATAACAGGTTCTATGAACATGCGTAACGTGCAGTCTATTAAACGTAGCTCTCCCTTCGGAAACCCCTTACCCATGCGGTTAAACAACTTATAGGTTAACTCCACATCGTTAACGCAGTAGTCACCATACTTATCCAGTGCTTCGTCTGTAAAATCTAATCGCTTCTTACCTACGGCATCAAGTACTTCAGTACCTTTCTCTCCAAGGTTATACCGTTGTGTTAACGCGTGTAGGCTTCCTCCAACCTCAACACCGTGTAATGCACGAGCAATACAAAGAGTATCGGTATAGATACGAGGATGAACATCGAAATGCCAATTAAGAATAGCACCATCAAACATAGTGTTGTGAGCAAGTAATATACTATTTGCCCAATCAAAAGTTTGTAAGTACTCCTTGAGTTCTTCATGTGTACCACTAGCCCACTCCGTACTTCCATTGTTAACCTTTACGCTTACACCGATCACCTCAAAGCGAGGGTCACGGATGTAGGCTTCTGTTGTAATCTTACGTAAAGAGAAATCCTTATCGTAGTAGGTTTCAAAATCAACCGTTATCAAGTCCATTAGCTACCCCGTACCAAAGTCCAACGCTACACAAAACGCTTTTACCTCCTCCTCGGGTACCCCTGTGTCTTTGGAGGTGTATCTTATTGTGTTATACCCATTTGCAGGGTCAGTAAAGTACTCTTTTAGTCTTCTCAAGTTCTCAGAACCAATTTCTACATCATTCAATACATTCATAGCCTCTATCCTCTCCTCGTGTCTAATAT